CTTATTAACATTTTGTTATCTGAATTTAAAACTAACATTCTTGCTGCTGATGTTTGTAAATCTTCTAAGTGTGTTTTAATTGTTGTTTGCATTATTTTTCTAATTGTTTCACAAGTTTTTTAATTAATTTAAATTCACCATAACTTAAAGATATAGTTCTATCGCTATAATTATAAGCATTTATATCTATTCCTTCGCCATTTTTCCATTCAGTTATTTCTATATAACTATGTTCTTTTGCTGAAATATCATATTCTTTTAATGAACAAAAAACTGCATTTCTTTTGTATTTTTCTAATTCTTTCATAATTAAAATATATCTTTTAAAGGGTCGTAAAAAGCACCTTCAACTTGTGGCAATCCAAAATTATTTACTTTAAAACTAAAGTTTTCAAATGGTGCATTTCTGGAACGTTTACAACTCACGGTTACTAAATGTTTGTTTACTGTGTTTAATTCTAATTGTATTTGTGTTTCTGCTTTCTTTTCTAAGAATGAACCTAAATGACCTGTTGGTTTATCAGTTCCAAAGTTAGAATGGATTACAGTTAATATATGGCAGTTTAATTCTTTTGTCCATTTCATTAGCTTTTGAACTACTGCATTTGATTCTTCTATATTATTTACATCAGAACATAAATCTGCAATACCATCAATAATAACTAATCCTATATTTTTACCTTGTAACTTTTTATATAAATAATATTCTATAAATTGTATTCTTTCTTTAAAGTCTAATTGTCTTAAAGCAAATGTATGATATTTTCCAGTATCTATTGAAGTCATATCTAATGGCCTTCTAAATACCATTTGACAATGAAAAGGGGCTTGTTCAGTATCAAAATGAACTAAATGTTTTCCATTGCTATAACCTCTTAATTGTCCACCAAATTGGTCTATTTTTCCTTTCATATATACAGTACTTAAAAGTGATATAAAAAAAGTTTTTTTAGATTTAGGTGGTGCTTGAACAAAACTAAAATTACCGTATGTTCCTAAAGGTAAAGGAAATTCTTTTATTCCATCTTTATTTTCATAAGATTTTGTACCTAAAGATAATGCAGGGTCAGGATGTTCAATTTTCTTTTCAGGGTCAATTCTTAATTCATCTTCATACATTTCCATTAATAATTCTACTGCATCTTTATCTAATTCTTTCATAATATTTTATCTGATTTTTTAAAATTATCAGCAGCCCATAATGGTTGTAAATTTTTATAATAAAATAAAGCACACATTTCTTCTTCTGTTTTAGCTGAAGATAAAGGAATTATATGGTCTATATGCCATAACCCATAATTATCCCAATTCATTCCATATGTAAATTTTATTTCAATATAGCTTTTTGCTTCTTCAAATGTGCAACCTAATAAATCTTTTGTTGTATTATTTTTTTGCCAATATTTTGATTTAAAAGCACTATTAGTTCTATGTCTTAAATTTTGTTTTAATTTAAATAAAGAATCTGTTTTTCTTTTTATTATTTCCCAGTCTTTTTTTAATTTTGCAATATGTTCTTTATTATCTTCTCTATATTTTTTAAAATAAACAGATTGACTTTCTGAATTTAATTTATTATAAATTTTAATACAATCTTTACATTCAGGTTTTACTCCAAATTTACCTTTTTTTTGCTTATAAAATTCTGTTAAACTTTTTTCAATATTACATTTTTTACATTTCTTCATAAATAAGTTTAAAAAAGGGGCTGTTACACCCCTATTAATAATTTAGAACGGTAAATCCGATTCTACTTCTTTTGCAGTTGCTTCTACTTTTTTATCAGCAACTTTGATGTTTCCATCAGTCCAGACAACATTACCATTTCCAAGATATGTTTTTGGCTTCTTTGCTTCACGTTCTTCTTTAGTTTGTGAATCAGTTGCTGAAACATTCTGTCCGTACTGGTTAGAATCATCATTAACTCCAATTGTGAAGTTATAATAAACTGCTCCATCTTTTCCACTTACAAATTTTTCTTTTGGTAATTTGTCAACTCTTAAACTTAAATTAATTAATGCACTCATATTATTTGTTTTATTTGCTTACCTTTTTTTACTGTTGTCAGCTATTCAGTTTTTATTATTCACTTAATTCGTCTTTAACTTCTTTAGTCATTTTATATTTAGCTTCTATTGCAGAAATATTTCCACCGCCTTTAACATATTCAACTGCTTTTTTAAATTCAGGTGTGTTTAAATTTAACCATTTTTTATCATCTTTTTCACCTTTATTAGTTGCATCAGAATCTTGTGTGTCATCAATAAGTAATAAGTTACCCAATGCATATTTTTTAGCGTATGAACTTGCAGAACCAAACTTTTGTGGCATTTGCATTCCTTTTTGTTCTAAGTCTACACCAACTATAGCTGAAGCAGTTAATGTGTCTAAATCATCGCTTATTGCAGCTACTGAGCGTAACATTGGAAATTGTAAAAATTGTGATTCCACTATTGATTCTGTTATTGTAAAGTTTACTTGATATTTTTCATTATAAGGTTTTAATGCTTCTAATATATCTTCAGCACTTCTAAAGTTATATTTCCCAAATGAATTGAATTTTGATTTGTTTGCTTTAAATTCTTTTTGAATTAAAGACAGTTTTTGATTTAATGTTAATTCCATTTTAATTTGTTTTTAAGGTTAAGTTATAAATTTCTTTTTTAATAATTACTTTGTATTCTTTTGGGCAATCTTTGTCTAATGCTTCAAAACAATATCCTGATAATACGTTGTTTACATTTTCAAGTTCGCAAACTCTTGCCTGTAAACTTTCTATTTGAAATCTTTGGTAGTCTATTAAATCTTTCATACTATAAAAAATAAAAAGTTAATGTTAAATAAATTAGTGTAAGTGTAACCATAAATGCTAATGATAATGCGAAATCTTTTAAATGTTGTTTCATAATGTTTGTTTTTAATTGTTATTGTTATGCAAATATATAACTGTTTTTTGAATATAAAACTATATTCTATTTTTTTAACAATACTTTAACAAATAAAAAAAGCTACCTTTTACAGTAGCCTTTTAAAACAAAGAAAAACAAAAACAAAAAATTTTAAAAAATGTTAGCCTTTCCCACCTGACTACTAACTTGCTAATTATGACTACTTTGTTTAGCTCCCGTTCCACCAATCTGTAAAGTAATTGCGAACTCCCTTTAGTTTTCTTTACTTTCTAAAGCCAGTATTTTAGTATTATAATATTCAATCATATCAATTAAATCCACATCAGCAAATTTAACTATTTGTTTTGACTTAATATACATTTCTTGTGCTAAGTTATCACCAAGATATTGACTAAATTTATATTGTTCGCCTGAACGTGATATATTGCACCCATAACATTGAACTCCAACGTTAGTTTCTAACCAGCGTGTTGAATAGTGTGAACGTGATTGAAAGTGACCGCATTGTAGCTTTTTATAATGGTCTTTTTTACCACAAGTAATACATTCAGCTATTTCATTAATAGCATCTTTACGTCTTATATATTGACTAAAGATTGTATCTAATTTTATTACTAAACTTTTACGAGTTGGTTTCTTCATATACAAATGTAATTTTAAGATATTAACAATCGTGTTAATAAATTTTTATTTTTGTGTAAATTTTAATTTGTAGTTTTGCAATAGGTAAAATATAAAATACTTTAAAAAATGAAATATAGATTTAAAATAAAAAACAATAAAAATAAATTTTTAGAATATATAAAAAGTTTTGAAAGTTTAAAACATTTAGAAGAATATAAAGATAAATTAAATAAAAATAATTGTTTAATATTTAAAATATCAGAAATTATATTACAATAAAAATCTGAATCTTTTATATAAATAATAACAAATTGGAATTAAAAGTAACCATAAGTAATTCCAATAGTTTTGTTTTCTATCTATATCCTTTTTAAATTCTTTAACTGAAGTTTTAGTTAATTCCTTTTTAAGTTCATTCTTAACGATTGTTTTCTTTTCTATATGTAAACTATTATCTTTTACTTTTTTGTATCTTAAAACAACGTTTTTGTACGTTATACCGTTTACTACAATATCTTTTAAAGTATCTAAAGGTGTTATAGTAAATTCATCTGTATAAATATCATTTTTAATAGATATATTTATTTCTTCTTTTGTAACAATTTTAGTTTCTATTTGTTTCAAAGAATCTTTTTTAGTTTCTTGTATTGCTACTTTGCGTGAACTACAACTAAATAAAATTAAACTAACTAAAATAAATATCGCTTTCATAATTTCTTCTTCTTGTTAAACCTGCAACTACTTTTTTATTTACTTTATTCCACTTCTTAAATTCTAATCCAATTAAAATATCATTGTGATTTTTATTAACTAATTTTAAAAGTGTACTATTCATAAAATTAGCCATTCCAATATTATAAGCTAAAGATACACAAGAATTAAATTGATTTTGATTTAAAGGTGTTTTAACTAAATTAGAAACTTTAGATGCAAATCTATCAGCAATTACTTTAAACATATCAAACGCTTGTTGTTTGTTTATTTCTTTGTCTAATAAAGTTACACGTTTGCCATCAGCATAATATGTGTTACCATATCCTATTGTCGGTACTTTTGCAGAACATAAATAAGGCTTTGCACTGTATCCTTCAAATTCTGTAATAAGTAAATATCCAGCATTATTTAACTTCATCTTTGTTATTTTTTTCTAATAAGTACCAACGTCTTAAAGTATATCCTGTAGCAGCTATAAAAGCTAATATTTTCATTGCAGCATCTACATCAGTAAAAGATATTACAAAATAAGTGCCTGTAAATAATGATAATTTTAAATCTATAAAGTATTGTTTCATTTTCTTAATCTTTCTACTATTGTTGTAATTCCTTCAATACCAATGTAAGCTGTAGCAATAACAACCCAATCGGATGAAGTTAATTGACCGCTAAATAAACCCCCGCAAGCTACCATAAAAACAAGTAACTTGCGAGAAATCCATTTACTTAATATTATATCAAATTGCTCTTTACTCAACTGTATATCCCATTTGCTCGAAAGCTAATTTAGAATACAATTCAGCACTTGATAAGTCTTGCATTTGTCCTTCTTGCAATTCAGCAGTAAAAGCCCCTTGTTGAACATCGGTAAAGATTGCTCCTGTACCTTCATCATAAGCCGCTTTACTTGCATAAGTAGTTGCCGCTATTTCTAATGTTGTACCGTTTGCTCTTGCTGCAAATTCAACACGAACATAAACGCTTGGCAATTCAATCTCTGTACCTTTAATCAAAATTTTTTTGCTACTTGTAGCACTTACTAATAATCCCATAATTTATTTATTTATATTGATGTTATTGTTTCCCAAGCTGCTGCACCTCTTACACATAGTTTCCCTAATGTTGTATCATAAACTACTAATCCACTTGCAGGAGTTACTATTGCATTTTTTTGTGTGCTTGTCATTCTTGGCGGAAGAAAACCTTTTGTTGTTGAAGTGACATTTAAAATAGCAGAAGTTATCTCTGTATTTGATGTTCCGATTCCTACACTTCCACTTCTAAAAATATCCATTGCATCTATACTTGATGCTCCTGTTGGATTTACAAAAAACCTAAATGGTGCAACTGATGTTCTTGTGTCAAAATTTATACTCGCCATTTGTGTGGAAGTATTCTTAAATAAATATCCTATTTCACCATAAGAACTTCCATAAGCTCCGCCATTAGTATAAATTTGTAAATTATCTACTGTTTGTCCTGTTGAATAAAACCTTATTCTATTTTCCCCATTTGAAAAAAATGCAATATTAGAAAGAGATGAAGAGGAATTAAAATTTACATTTCCACTTCCTGCTACAGTCATCAAATCACCCGTATCTGCACTATTTCTAACCCGTAAAGCTACATCAGTTGAAAGTGCTCCAGGCGCTTTGATTTGAAGTTTACCACCTTGGTCGACTGTTGTGCCTATTAATACAGTTTTTGCACCAGTTACCCTCATTGCTTCTTGAGTTGTACTAGCTCCTCCTGCTTGAAATATTATTGGACTTGTACCACCTGTAGATGCGGTATTATTAGTCATAAATCTTAAAGTCTGATTTGCATATATCAATACGGTATTTGCGTCTAACGTTCTTGTTGATGAACCTAAAAATATTCCACCTTCAATTGAAGTGTCATTTGCCACAATAATTCTCGAATCAGCAACTGTTCCGTTTGAACTATTTTTGATATATGCTTGTACTGTTCCAGTTGAAGATTTTGTTATTGTTAAATCAGCATTTGGCGTAGTAGTTCCAATACCTAATCTATTATTTGTATTATCCCAAAAGAAGTTACTATTTTTTTGTGCTATTGTAGTACCATTTGAAAATAAAACTGAACCCGCAGTTAATGAAGGTAATTGAAAAGGCGTATATCCTAATGCACTTGCAATAGTTTTAGGCTTCCATAATAGCGTTGGTGTATCATAAGTTAAAACTTCATTGTTATTTGGAGCTACTGCACTAACATTATGCAATTCCTCTAATTCATAACCGTTATCAACTTTAACAAAAATCTTACCTTGCGTAATATGTGCATATTCTACAAATCCTATAATAACTGTATGTATTGGTGCAGCAGGTTTTATATTCGTAGCTTGTCCCGCAATGGTTCCACTTAAATATAATACATCACCATCTGCCCAAGTTTCACCTTGTAAACTTCCTGTTGTATTTATTTGCTGAACTTGTCCACTTGTAGTAATAAACCCCTCTTGGTTGTTTAATATAGTTTCAGTTACAAGTCCTAAAGTTGTTGTACTATTTAAATCATTATTTGCTAAAGCTAAATCTACTTTTGGTCGTTGTCCTTGTGCTCCTGTAACTCTTACAATTTGATAATTTGCTTCTAATAAAGTTATATTTGTAGCTGTTTTATTTAATACTCTTGCAACTGTTTCTTGACCTATTTGTAAAGTAACTGCATTACCTTTTAGCTTTAAATCTAAAGTACCAGCAGTATCATTCCATACTAAACTACCTACTCCAGTTGGTATATTTGTAGGTGTAGTATCAAATTCTAAGTTACCCAATTGAATACCGAACTCGCCTAAATTAACATCTTGCGTTGCACCTGTATAAGGTACAAAACCTGTAACCGCTGGAATATCCTGCAATGTGATAAAAGGATTTACTCCATCTTCACCATCATTAATTAAATCTGAAGTTTTTGTAACAGGTGAACCTGAAATACTATTAATATTTACAGTAGTTAAATTAGGTGTTACATCAATGTTTATAGTTTCAGTTGTTCCTGTAATATTAACATCAATTACTTCAGTAGTTATAGAAGGATTAACAACTACATTTTCAATAGTTTCGTTTACAGTTATATTTACATTATCTGGCATACCTATCTTGTTATATCACATTTTACAATAAAATCACCATCAATCCACGTTTTAACATCACCATTAGAAAATGTTATTTCAATATCATAAATATAATTGAATTCAGGTATATTAATAATCTGTTTGTTAATCTTAAATAAACCACCAGCAGCATTAGTTATAGTTAAACCTGCACTTGCTACAGTTGTAAAAGATAAAATAGAAATACCATTACATTCTTTTTTAATTTGCATCTTAATAACTGCACCTGTTAAATTTAAAGCTACAGTATTTTTAACAACAGCGAAATTAACCGCTTCAAATGTATCGCCTTTTATATGTGAAAAATTTAAACTCATATCTTTTTATCTAATTTATTTAAGAAAATTTCTAATTTCTTTACGTTTACCTCTTTAGGTTTATATGTTTCTTTTACACTCATAATATTATTATAAAACCCAGCCTGTAAAATTTGCGTCTTTGTCTGGATATACATCAGCATTTGAATTACTATTATATTCAGGAAATAAAGATTGATTAAAAGTCATATAATCAATGAATCTATTTGTATAACTTTGTGCAACATCACGTTCTTTTTCAATTAAGAAATCTATTTCATTCTTTTCAACTGTCGTACTGTTTTCAGAATTATGTTTAAATACTCCTTTTGAAGATACTTTATAAGCTGCATAAGGTAAGAATTCTACCATAGCCCAATGTATTACCATTGGTTTAATATATACGCTTAAAAGCGTTGTATATGGTGCTGCTAAGTTACCTGCTACAATACCATCATTAATCTTGTTATATAGCTTTGTACCTAAATAATTTTGAATATGTAATTGCTGTGCTTGAAAAATATACTGTGTATAAATATCAGGGTCTAAATTACCATTTAAAACAGTAAATTTAACTATATCATTTGTTGAAATAAATAATCCTTGTGCCATATCTTATTAATTTGTATATCCCATTTTATCCCAATACTCTTGTGTGTATCCTTTTGTAGGCATATCACTTGGTTTCATTGCTACTTCTTTATCATTTCTAATTCTATATCCGTATTTTTCAGCAGTTGCAGAACTAATAGCTTTTGCATTTGGATTTGTAGGGTCAATTTTAGTTTCAAAACTTGCATAAGTTCTTCTTAGCCATTTATGGTTGCATCTTGCTCCGCCTTTGTATAACCATATAGAATAAGAATCAGAACCTTTAGGTCCAAATCCTGAATTAACAACTTGTGTTTCCATAGCTACTATATCTTCTTTACGATATACTTTGTCTGCTCTTAACATTTTATTGCAAAATTGTCTTTCACCTGTTAAATCACCACTATAAACATATCTTGTAACGAATTGAACACCATCAATAACTTTGTCTTGTTCAGGACTTTTAGCGTTTGGTTTTGCAGTTCCTGTAGAAGTAATAAATTGCCACATTTTAGATAATGTACTTTTCTTTTTATTATTTAAAGTTTGAATTTCTAAATCTAATTCATCTTCTGTTTCATAGTCAACTTCAGTTTCATCAATTAAAAACCATTCGTCACCTAATGTTTCACCCTTTTCAATTAACAAATCAGCGTTACTATCTGAACTCATTTTAACACCAGTTTCTTCTTCTGTTGTTTCTGCGTTCATTCCTGATACATCAACGAATTCTAAAGGTTGTATTGTTTTAAAATATAACTTTAATGATATATTATTAATAGCTAAAATTTCGTCTAAGGCATCAGTTATTTCTAATTGATATGGTTTTATTACTATGTTGTCAAATAATAGCGTAGCAGTCTTTATTTCGTCTGCATTGTTACCTAAGCCACCACCTGTTTCACGTATTCCTAATAACATAGGACTTGTTACTCTATGACCTACAATTAATTTTTCAAAACATTCTTTACTTAAATACTCGTAATGTGCAGGAGCATCATTTAAAGGTAAATCTTCAACTGTAGTTTTACTTTCAGCATTAGCATTAAAAGCAATAATAACTTTTTCACCTCTTGCACCTGTTAGTTTACCAAGTACATCACGTTTCATTTTATCACGCATTTCTTCAGTAGGAATACCATTGTTGAAATTGATAACCTTAGTTCCACTAAAACCGTTTTGACAGTCGTTGATTTGATAATCTGCAATGTTTTCTTCAAGCAAAGCATAAGGCAAAGAACCTGAATAATCTATTGGACTATAATAATCAAATCCACTAACGTATGGGTGTAAAATATAAAGTTCAACTTCATTTCCGTTACCAAAACCAAAAGCAGGAATCTTTTTAGGTTCTTCACTTGGCTTCTTTTTAGTCCAATCAGGGTGATAATACCAATTTTCAATTTGTCCTTTATCATTACATTTTTCTGCTCTTAATGTATGCATAGGGAAATGAAGCACTTGTTTAACTTGTTTCTTTTCCATTACAACCTGCATAGCAGCCATCCCTAAAAGTTTTCTTTCTAAAGCTATTTTCTTTAAATCAGAATCTTTTATAATAGATTTCATTTGTGCATATTCATTTGGCTTTTTATTAGAATCTAAAGCATCTAATCCTTTACCATAAATCATATTTGAAACACCTGTAATAATAGCACCATTTGTAGAACTATATAAATACCTATCAATTAAATATTGAAAGTAATTATTATCAGCACCATATTCAATATAGTTATTCTTCTTGTTTTCTTGTATTGTAGGGCTTGTATAAGCACTTAAATTTACAATTGATATATTACTCATATATTTTAAATTCGTTTGTTGTAACGTTCTCTATGTATTGATTTTCATTAACTGTAAAATCTTCTATTACTTGATTTGTACAAAATACTTTATCTTTATAAACTACATCAGAATTATTATAAATAGTGATGTTGTAAAATGTATTTTCTTTTAAATCAAAAACAGTTTCAGCTATTAAATAATAATTTTCTAAATAGAAATTTGTGTTTATTGTAGTTTCAATATTTGTAGTTTCATTTCTTAAAACAATCGAAGTAGCACTTAATTCTCTTGGAATAAATGTTATTCTTTGTGTGTCTATTGTTTCTTTTAAAATTATCATATAATATTTTTAATTATAATAAATATAAATAAGAATTGTTTTAAAACAAAAAAGGCATACTAATTAAAGTACACCTTTCTTAAAAAAACAAATAATAAAATTATGCTACAGTACCTACAACAATAAATTCTAATCCAATAGAATCTAAATCGTTATTAAGAATAAAATTAGCAGCAATAAATTCAGTTCCTAAAAATTCTAATTTATAACCTGACATATCACCCATTGTTGCACCTGTAGAAATTGTAGAAGTAGTTAATTCCATACCTTTTTCTTTTCCCGCTAAAAATATGTTTCCGTTATTATCTTCTATAAATATTCTTGGTCT